CTATTACATAGTGTAAGCGTAAACGAAGACAGTTAGCGGTTAGACCGTAGGGGTAGAGTGCTAGTGTAGCGGCTAACCAGTGGGGGTAGAGGTGCTGTCGCTACGGCTAACCAGTAGAGGGTAGGGGTGCAGGCGCTACGGCTAACTGCTAACCCTAACCGCTAGTGCGCGCGCGAGGCGCCCCCAGAGGAGCAACATGCCCGACCCGAAGGTCCGCAAGCCCGCGGTTCGCGAGTACGTCGTGGACGAGGAGTTCTCCGCCGTCACGTCGTACATCGTGACGGCCCGCAGCAAGGCCGAGGCGATCCAGATCGTCCACGATGATTACAAGCACGAGGTGTGCGAGACGCTCGGTTCGTCCGACGCTTTCCCGACTGGCCGATGGTGGGCTCAACGTATGGGTCGGGGTGTAGATGTCCCAGTGGCGAGGAAGTGACCGGCGCGAGCACCTCCCCGACAACTGGCCTGCGATCCGCCGCCGTGTCCTCCGCAGGGACGGCTACCGCTGCACCTGGCGCCACGATGGCGTCCGGTGCCCCGAGCTGGCGACCGACGTTGACCACATCGTCCGCGGCGATGACCACGGCGACGCCAACCTGCGGGCCCTGTGCGACTGGCACCACCAGAAGAAGAGTGGCTCCGAGGGTGGCGCTGCCCGCGCCGATGCACGCCGGCGCAACGACCGTAGATTCAGGCGCGGCGAGGCCCACCCCGGCCTCCTGTAGCGCCTGTCGAGCGCAGGGTCGAGGATTCCTCCTCTCTCCTCCCCCGCGCTCCTGGCGCTGGACGTAAGAGCTCAACATGCTGCTCCGTCCAGCGCACAGACTTCTCCCCATCGGGAGACCGGCATTGATTCGCGATCCAAGCCGGAAGCAGAAACAAGGATCGTGTCAAACTGTGACGGACATAGGGGCCGTCGTTTCGGGGCGGGACCGTCTATGAGCGGCCTCGCCCCGACCCAGACATTGAGAGGAGGTGATCGGCAATGAGTGGACCCGTACCGAATAGGTCCGAAGACCTGGCCCGTCCGCGCGAGCGTAAGGGTAAGGATATCGTGCCGGTCACCAAGGGCGAACTTCGCAAGGTGCGCATTCCTGCGGCGAACAAGGACTGGCACCCGATCGCCAAGCGTTGGTACAACTCGCTAAAAGTTAGCGGGCAGTCCGACTTCTACCAGACCTCAGACTGGGCATTTGCTTACTCCGTCGCTGACGACCTGAGCTACTACAAGAATCCTCTCGTGAACCGAGATGGCGAGGAATACCACAAACGTAGCGGTCAGATGCTGCAAAGCATCTACTCCGCAATGGAGAGACTACTCGTCACCGAGGGTGACCGGCGCCGCGTTCGCATCGAACTTACCGCGCCGGAGCCGGTCGCGGAATCTGCCGCGGTGCTGGCCATCGCAGACTATCGCGCCGACCTTGGGCTCGAATGACGTGCTCAATGGTCGACTGCTCCAGGCCGACGCTGTTTCGCGAACTCTGCTCGTCGCACTACAATCGCTGGCTGCGATACGGAGATCCGCTCGGCGGTGGTCCGTCGCGGACACGGCAGACCGGAGCCTGCCGGGCTATTGATTGTGACGCTACGGCCACTTCACGTGGACTCTGCCATGCGCACGCTAATCGCGAGAGGCGATATGGCGACGCCAACTTCTACCCGAGGACGCGGACGATCAAGTGTGACGAGCCGGGCTGCGTCGAGTCCGTCACCCGCGCCAGCAGCGGCGTGTGTTTCCAGCATTACCAGAAGCAGTATCGCATTGACAATGCGGTGCAGGCGGCAATATGGCACGGGAGGCGATACGCGTCTCTGAAGTCCAATCCCGGCTACTGCAACTTCACGGGTGGCGACTGGGAAAAGCTGAAGCGCCAGTACGGCTACTGCTGCGCTTACTGCGGCGAGAAGCCCGAGAGCCTGGAGATGGATCACGTCATTCCGGTAAGCCGGAACGGTCGTCACGCTATCGCTAACATCCTCCCCGCCTGCCGTCGTTGCAACATGTCTAAGTTCAACAAGCTCCTCAGTGAGTGGAAGTTGTGGAAAATCAAGCAGTCGGAGTCCGCCTCCGCCGCATAACGCGAGGAGGTGATTCCAAATCTCAGCCCTAACCCCAGAAGAGATTGACGCACTGGACCCCATCTACATCGGACCTACGTGGAAACGTAACGAAGACGGCAGTTGGGTCCTGCCTGAGCATACTCTCGGGTGGCAGATTGCTGGATGGTGCGCCAAGTACCTTCTCGGCAATAACGGCCAGCCGTGGAAGTTTACGCCCGAACAGTTGCGCGCGGTCCTCGCGTGGTACAGCGTTGACGCTTCCGGTCGCTTTAGTTATCGCACCGGGACCATCCAGCGCTGCAAGGGCTGGGGCTAGAAAAGCAAGGACCCGCTCTTAGCAGTCATTAGCCTCGTTGAGTTTGTCGGCCCGTCCCGATTCTCCCATTGGGACGCCAATGGCGACCCCGTGGGTATTGCCCACCCGCAAGCATGGGTTCAGGTCGCCGCAGTTTCGCGTGACCAAACCCGCAACACGTTCACGCTTTTCCCCGGCCTGATGTCCGACCTCTTTATCGCTGACTACGACATCAGTCCCGGCATCGAACTCATCCGCGCCCACGGCGGGCGCCAGCGCCTAGAGGCCGTCACAAGCAGTTATCGCTCACTAGAGGGCGGCCGTTCGACCTTCATTGTCCTGAATGAGACGCACCACTGGATTCGTGGCAACAACGGCGATCACATGTACCAGGTAATTGACGGCAACGCGACGAAGATGAACTCTCGCTATCTGGCGATCACGAATGCCTACATCCCCGGCGAAGACTCCGTGGCCGAAGACATGCGCCTCGCTTACGAGAAGATTCTCGAAGGTCGTGCTGTCGACATCGGCTTCATGTACGACTCCGTAGAGGCACACCCGAGCACCCCGCTTACTGCCGAGGCCCTGCGCATCGTTATCCCGAAGATTCGGGGCGATGCGGTGTGGCTTCAGGTCGAGCCGATCATCCAGTCCATTGCGAATGGCACGATGGCTCAATCGAGGTCGCGGAGGGTCTGGCTTAACCAAATTGTGGCCGAAGAGGAAGCTCTGCATGGCCCCGAGACCTGGGACCCGCTCCGCAAGGACGACGAGCACCTCGCCCCCAAGGACGAGATCGCCCTCGGCTTCGACGGCGGTAAGACCGACGACGCGACGGCCCTCGTGGCTATCCGAGTACGGGACGGCTTTGCCGATCCCATCGGCGTCTGGGAGAAGCCGGACGGGCCGCAAGGCGAAGGCTGGGAGATCGACAAAGAGGCCGTCGACCGGGCGGTGCGGGATACGTTCCGCACCTACACGGTCGTCGGGTTCTACGCCGACGTGAACCTGTGGGAGTCCTACATCAGCGACTGGGCTGAGGACTTCGGTGAAGGTCTGGTCGTCAAGTCAGGCGGCAAGAATGCCGTGGCCTGGGACATGCGCGCCTCGCTGAAGGTCGTCACACGCGCACACGAGCGACTGATGCAGGCGATCTTCGACGCGAAGATTTCACACAACGGCGACCGCACACTTCGACGCCACGTGCTCAACGCACGCCGGCGCAACAACAACTACGGCGTGAGCTTCGGCAAGGAGTCCAAGGACTCTCCCCGCAAGGTCGACGCCTACGCAGCCCTGATGCTCGCGCATGAGGCGATGAACGACTATCGCACGGGCAGCAAGAAGGTCAAGAAGCCTTCTGGCAAGCGTTCCTACTTCCTCTAAAGGGGTCTGTGAAACTGTGACTGCACCGAGCCCGAACGCGCTGGCTAGGCAACTGCTCGCGATCCTCGACAACGACGAGTACCGCCTGGAGAAGCTCGACCGTTATGCGCAAGGTCGACACGACGACCCGTACATGCCCGCACAGGCGGACGACGAGTATCGCCTGCTGGCGAAGCGGTGCATCACCAACTGTATGCCGCTGCTCATCGGCACGCCCGCACAGGCCCTGTATGTCGACGGATTCCGTCGCGGCAAGGCGTCGGGCAAGGATTCGGCATTCGGGCGCGAGATCGGTGCGCTCGACAAGGAATGGGACCACTGGCAACTGAGTCGTCTCGACACTCGCCAGGACGCTATCTACAAGGGCGCCTTGAAGTTCGGACATGCTTTCACCCTGACCGAGAAGCGGCGCGGCAAGGTTCTCACGAAGGGCCTGTCGGCCAAGTTCACCTCGGCCCTCTTCGAGGACCCGGCGAATGACCTCGTGCCCTATGCGGCGCTGACAATCACTCGATACCCGACCACGGGAGATCCAGGCACTCCGGGCAGGGCCCGCATGCCC